ACCAGCGCCTGAAGGCGGGCAACGCCGTCTCTCGGTCCTCGTTCACCCTGGCCGGGTCGATGGCGGGCACTTACGCCAACAAGGAGCAGGCCAACCAGTGGTACAACGATCTCCAGGGCCAGATGCTCAACAAGATCGTGCCGCAGACCATGTCCAGCGGCCTTCTGTCCTACCTGCAGTTCATGCCCGACAGCATCCAAGAGATCCTCAGGCAGCTTGCTGAGCGCACCACGGTCGGCTCCCTCGGTGCAGGCTTCGCCGGGTGGGGCGGGATGCTCGGTCCCGGTGACGTGGGAGACGTCGGGGACTTCGGACCCAACGGGGCCACGACGACAGCCGGGATGCACCCGGACGCCCGCGGCCGTGTTGACGCCATGATGCGTGCTAACCCCCGTTTGAGGGTCAACAGCGGCTTCCGTGACTTGGGCACCCAGCAGCGGCTCAAGAAGAAGGGCGTGGGCCGGGTGTCGGGCAAGCCCAGCGCCCACACCAAGGGCATGGCTGCCGACATCGGACCGGCCAGTGAGTACAACTGGATCGTCCGCAACGCCAAGAAGTTCGGGCTCAGTTCCGGAGCCAGCCCGGGCGAGCCCGGGCACGTCGGCATGGGTGACCCGGAGGGCATCGGTGACAACCCCATCACCGACCTGATCGGCAACGTGACGTCGGGTTCGCAGGCCGTGATCGACGAACTCATGCAGATCTTCTCCGGGTTCGGGAAGACGTTCGTGCCTGGCTCCTCCACGACCGACCAGATGGAGGGCATCGCCGGGGGCACGACGAGCATCCTCAAGATGCTGATGGCCATGTTCGGCGGGACCGACGTCAACCAGGCCAACCTGGCCTTCCGGCCCGATGTGTACTCCACGATGGTCGGCTCCACGCAGGCCGCTCTGAAGCGTGGTATCACCTTGAGCCCGACCGAATCGCAACCAGCGTGGATGGACTTGTTCCGAGGCCGCTTTGGCACTCCTAGAGCAGGTTCAGGTTCATCTTCGGGGGCCGCACCGCAGGTGCAACTCAACCCCGGCGCTCTGGAGCCGTTCAAGTCGCCCGATCGCCTGACCCGAGGCATCGCTGTTGTCAACGCTCTCTACGCCGCTGGGTTCCGTAAGGAGGAGTTGGCCGAGATGGCGGCGATCTCGTGGCACGAGAGCAGCTGGAAATACGACAGCTGGGTGGAGGACGACGATGACATCGGTGGGGGCCTGTTCGGCCTCAACCAGAAGTGGGACCTTGATCACGGCCTCACTCCCCGGTTCACTAAGGCGGACGCCCAGGACCCGTACATCTCGGCCCAGATCGCCCGGTCGATGTACCTCAACGAGTTCCCCTACAACGGTCCCGGCGGGAAGAACACCTACAGGCCGTGGACGACGCGGGATGAGACGAGGGCGCCGGGTGACGAGGCCCGAGCAGCCGCCGGGCTGGGTGACATCGACTACGGGGCCGAGAGCCTGATGATGCCTCCGGTCCCCCGGAGCCAGAGTTCGGGAGGCGTCAACTTCTACAACACGTTCTCCATCAGTGGCGGTGGTGGGGCGAACGGCGGGATCGACGTGCGCCGTACGGCCACACTGCTGGCCGATCAACTGGAGCAGCAGATGCAGCAGCGGATGTCGAGGAGCAACTAGTGCCGGGATCCGCCAACTCCTACAGGCCCACGGCCCTGAGCTTCAACAGCTACGGCTGGAAGGGCGCACCGCAGTACAACCGGGCCGACGTCCCCACCCGCTGGGCAGAGGGTGCGACCGAGACGCAGCGCGCTGTGCTGGAGCAGCAGTTGGCCTACGAGTGGCTGGCTTCCGAACCGTCGGGCAGCAACCCGATGGGCGGCTGGGGGATGGCCACCAACCCCCCGTTCACCACCGACGCTGCGGGCCGTCTTCTGCCGCAACTCCTCAACTCCCACGGGCAACCGGCCCGGATCCTGCGTGGCTTCATCCGGCGGGCGGAGTATGACAACAGCGACCAGGCCTCCAAGGCCCGGCTCTACTTCATGTACAACCCCGAGACGATCACCCGGGACTACGTGAGCTACCTCGACCAGGGAGCGCTCGACCCGTTCAACACGATCTACGAGTCGGGCAACCTCGTGGCGCCGCCGTCCTACATGGACTTCAGCTTCAGCCTGTTCTTCGATCGGCAGCAGGAGGCCACCAACCCCGACTTCCCCGGTGTCTTCGTCGACTACCAGTTCTTCGACCTCGTGGTCCGCAACGTGGTCCCGGCCTCCGACCCCAACTCGATGAACGGTGCGCTCCCCGACAACGGCGTGATGATGGTCAACCCCCGGGACATCACCGTGGTGTTCAGCCCGCAGATGACGGTGCAGGGACGGCCGAGCAACGCCCGGGTGAGCTTCACCAAGTTCACGCACCGCATGGTGCCGACCCGCATGACCATCGATCTGACGATGCGGGTGACGTACTTCGGGCCCATGAAGGACATGGTCCAGTACACCCGCGACATCGACGTCGTGACGGCCACCATCCCGTGGTGGGAGCAGGTGGGGACGACGTTCGAGATCACCAACGACGACATCAAGCAGTGGCAGCAGGACATCTCGATGATCAGCAACAACGTCGCCGCTGCGGCGTTGCAGGCGCTGAACGAGACATCCTCCGAGGTGGGGACCGCAGCGGAGAACCTCTACAGGCAGACGGCCATCTCGACGGGAGGATCGGCGGGGGTCATGTCGTCGATCGTCGACTTCGCCATCGCCCGATCGGCACAGGGTGAGAACGGAAAGGCCCAGACATACCTCAACGAGGGGGACAGTCGTCACCAGTTGTGGAGGTTCGGAGACTGCTCCTCCTTCGTGTGGGCGGCCTTCGCCAACCACGCTCCTCCGTACGCCGAGGAGATGGGGTGGAAGGCGTGGAAGGAAGGAGCGTCATCGCAGCCCGCCATCGATACGTACGGCATGCTCGATCTCTGTCGAGCGGGGAAGAGTGTTACCAAGATCTACGACGTACCTGGAAGTACGGAGAGGTCGGTCAGAGTCACCAACATCCGGCCGAACATCAAGGGCCTGCAGAAGGGCGACCTGTTGTTCCGCGACCAGATCAGGACGTACAGCAGCAAGAACCATGTGGCCTTCTTCAACCGGTGGGAGGGCACCCCGGGTGAGAGTGCTGTTTGGATCACACACCTCGGTTCCCCCGGCAAGCCTGCAGCCACCACGATGCTGCAGTTGACCAACTCCAAGGGTGAGGGCTTCCTGGAGATCTACAACGTCGCCTACCGTCCGACGTTCGTCGGGAGTGGCCAGGCGGTCAACAATGGAGGGGCGATCTGATGATCCCGCCAGGCTCACGCTACGAGGACGCCGAGCACGCCTTCACGCAGTCCCACCTCTACAACCAGTGGGGCTACCCGTACCTGGACAACGAGTCCCCGAACCTCAAGATCGAGGTGGTCAACCGGGAGACGACGTACCGGGTCATGTCGTTCTCCTTCGAGACGTCTGACCCACCTCAGGAGTACTACGTCAAGGACGGCGAGAACATCCAGTGGCTGGCCTTCAAGTTCATGCGCGATCCTGGCCGGTGGCACGAGATCGCTGAGGCCAACTCGCACGTCTGGTACCCGCTCGACATGCCCATGGCCACCTACATCAGGGTGCCGTCAGTGTCATGAGCATCGCTGATGTCCTGCCCCAGTCCGACGCCCGCAGCACCCGTGGTCGGGTGCCGGTGTACAACGTGCTGCTCAATGGCGTCACCATGGACGTGACCCCGATCAGCGCCACGATGTCACTGACCAACGGTGAGCACGACAGCGTGTCCCTTGCCGTCACGTCGAGCGCCATGCAGGACACCGAAGGTTTGGTGACCTCGACGATCAGCTTCAGGTGGGGTGTTGCCCCCCGGGCTGAAACCTTCAACGGCTACATCGTCTCGGTCGAGGAGCAGTCCGGAGCGACCGGTGCCCTGACGTTCACGATGAGCATCCTCGGGTCCACCAAGGTGATGTACGAGGGCACCCCCCAGTTCCTGAGCTACAAGAGCGTCACCAGTGCCGTGCGGGACACCGTGCATCGCAACCTGCTGGGGTACATCGGGCACGATCACGAGTATCCGTGGACAGCGCTGGCACAGACGGAGGAGAGCGACTGGGAGATCATCAACGACTGGGCCGAGCGCCTGGGGTGGTTGATCCTCAACCGCTACGGCGTGGTGATGTGTTACGACCCCTTCAAGCTGTACGTGGAATCGGGCCCCTACGCCCGCCTGGTGATGGGCTCCAGCTTTGACCCCAACAGTGACCGCAACCTGATCGACTTCCAGCCCTCCGAGAAGTCGGACGTCCTCAAGGAGAACCTGGGCAAGAAGTTCGGCTACTTCACCACCAGCGGCGCCGTGCAGGTGGCTACTCAGCCCGGTGAGTACGAGGGCTACGTGTTCTCCACCGATGCAGTGATCGACAACCAGGACGCCGCCACCGTCTACACCTCGGCGGCTGACGTGGACATGGACTCGTGGAAGCAGTTCGCCCTGGCCCGCTGCTGGGGTGACGCCGACTTCTACCCGGGCATGTGCGTCGAGGTGGTCACCTCCAACCGCCGGTACCTCAAGACCAAGTACGACGGCAAGTGGCTGATCCGGGCGGTGCTGCACAACATGGACCGTCAGCAGTTCCAGACCATGCTCTACCTGACCAGACCTGCCTCTACGACGAGGGTGAGCGTGTCGGCTTACATCCCGTTCTGGAATGACGACGCAACAGGGCGTGCTCGACCGACGCTCTCCATCATGGACGAGCGGTGGGTGTCCTCCTGGGCGGACCGCCGAGCAAGGAGTGTGGTGTGAAGGCCATCAGTTTCCCGTTCCTCATCAACTCGCAGGGAGCGGTGAACCAGACCGCGAGCTACGAAGAACTGGTGCGAGGCCAGGTCGTCGATGCGCTCATGACCAATCTCGGGGAGCGGGTGTTCCGCCCCCGCTACGGCTGCGACATCCAGTCGGCGCTGTTCGACCCCAGTGACGAACTGGTGCGTCGTGATGCCGCCGCTCAGATCAAGACCCGCCTGGAGAACCTCGTGCTGCGCTGCATCGTGCGGGGGATCGACCTCCAGGTCGGCCCTCCACCAGGCACGGTGAACATCACCATCGTCTACCGTCCGTCGCTCTACGCCACTGACACCTCCGTGACGGTGCCCATCTCGTCGGAGTTCATCAGTCGCATGAACCAACTGCAAGGAGCGCTCCAATGAGCGACGTGGGAGTGATCATCAACCTGGACGACCAGGAGATCGAACAATCCAAGGCGGTCCTCGACTACACGAGCCGTGACTTCACGGCGATCCGGGCCCAGTTGGTGGGCCTGGCCAAGGGCATCATGCCCGAGTGGGAGACGGCCGGTGAGGCCCCCGACTTCGGCACCCTGATCCTCGAACTGTTCGCCTACATGGGCGACGTGATGCACTTCTACATCGACCGCACGGCCAGCGAGGCCTTCCTCGGCACGGCCGTCCGGCGTCAGAGCATCCTCTACATCGCTGACATGCTCGGGTACGTTCCGGTGGGCCAGCAGGCGGCGTCGGTCAAACTCTCGTTTGACATGCAGGCCGACGACCCGGAGGCTCCGGGGACCGTCCTCCCGGTCACGATCCCCAAGGGCACGCGGGTCTACAACTCCTCGAACAACGCCGACTCGGTGATCATCTTCGAGATGGAGACGCAGGTCGTCCTGCATCCCGGCGACAAGGGCGTCATCGGCTACGCCGCTGAGGGCATCACGATGAGCGGCGTGTTCATGGGCACGGCCCAGGGCATCCCCAACACCGAGTTCGTGATCCAGGACAAGGGCGTGATCTACAACACGGTCACGGTGTCCAT